GCAGAGATTTATGGGTGAACAGGATAATCCTACAGATTCGATTAGTTATGTTGTTCCTCAGCAAGTTTCCCCCGCAGGTGGCTATGCAGTAGGTTCTTTGCAGGACTACATGGGACTCCCTACCGTTGGTCAAGTTGGAGCCGGTAATACTGTTAGTCACTGCGCTTTTTTCACTCGTGCTTACAATCTTATTTGGAATGATTGGTTTAGAGATGAGAATTTACAAAATTCTGCTGTTGTTGACCTTGGCGATGGTCCTGATTCGAGTCCTTCAACTAACTATACTTTGTTAAGACGCGGTAAGCGTCATGATTATTTTACAAGTGCTTTGCCTTGGCCTCAGAAAGGTTCTTCTGTAAGTTTACCTTTGGGTACTACAGCTCCTATCAGAGGTATTGGTGTTGAAACTAGTGCAGTTCCTATTTCTCGTACTTTCAAGGATTCTAGCGGTACTATTACTTCTAATTCTTTTATACAGGGTACAAACAACATTTACATGTCTGCTTCTGGTTCTGGTTCTAGTGCTGTACCTTCTTTGTATGCTGATTTGAGCCAAGCTACTGCTGCTACTATTAATCAATTGCGTCAGTCGTTTCAGATTCAAAAACTTTTGGAAAGGGATGCTCGCGGTGGTACTCGATATACTGAAATTATTCGCGCTCACTTTGGCGTTATCTCTCCGGATGCTCGCCTGCAGCGTCCTGAGTATCTTGGTGGCGGTTCTTCTCCCGTTAATGTCAATCCGATTGCTCAGACGTCCGGTACAGGTGCTAGTGGAACTACTGCTCCATTGGGTAACCTCGCTGCAATGGGTACTGCATTGGCACATGGACATGGATTCACCCAGTCTTTTACAGAACACGGCGTCATTATCGGATTAGTTTCTGTTCGTGCTGATTTAACTTATCAGCAAGGTCTTCGCAAGATGTGGAATCGTTCAACTCGATACGATTTTTACTTTCCGGCGTTCGCAATGCTTGGCGAACAGACGGTATTAAATAGAGAAATTTATTGCGATGGTTCAGCGAATGATGCCAATGTTTTTGGTTATCAAGAGCGTTGGGCAGAATATCGTTATAACCCAAGTCAGATTTCTGGTTTATTCAAATCCACGTCAGCAGGCACTATTGATCCGTGGCATTTGGCTCAGAAGTTCACTGCTTTACCTACTTTAAATAGTACGTTTATTCAAGACACACCCCCAGTATCTCGTATTGTTGCAGTAGGTGCTGCTGCTAATGGACAGCAGTTTTTATTGGATACGTTTTTTGATATTAAAGCAGCGCGTCCTTTGCCTATGTATTCTGTACCTGGTTTAATCGACCATTTCTAAGGAGTATCCTATGTTTGGTTTTGATGATGCCATCATGGGAGGAATAATCGGCGGGGGTTTGAACCTCGCCGGTTCTTTATTCTCTAATGCTTCTAATCGTGATATAGCTAATCAAGCTAATCAATTTTCTGCTGAGCAGTATGCTACTCGTTATCAGACTACTGTTAAGGATTTGCAGGCTGCAGGTTTAAGTCCTATGTTAGCTTATGGTCAAGGTGCTGGCTCTGCACCTACAGCTCAAGTTGGTCATCCTCAACAAAATGTTATGTCATCCGCTACTGAGGGTTATCAGAAAGCAACTGAAAGGAATATGGTTAATGCTACTATCTCAAATCTGGAGAAAGAGGGTCGTATTAAGGACGAAGCCCTTGCCACACAAAAAGCCCAAACAGAATTAACTGTTGCTCAGCGTGATAACCAATTAGCTTCGTCTGGTTTGGCTTCTGCTTCTGCTGCTAAGACGTATCAGGATATTAATAAGGAGAATGCCAATCAACCTTATTGGGTTGATAATGCTAGGAATAATGCTGAAATGATTGTTCAGAATATTAATAAGATTAAGCAAGATATTCAAACTGGCAATGCTTCTGCAGGCCAGTTAAAAGCCTTGACCGCTAAGGTTGGTGTAGATATAAATCATATAAATGCGTTAATTAATCTTAATGCTGCTCAGATTAAACAAACACTTGCTAGTACTTCTAAGACTGCAGCTGATATGGCTCAGGTGCAGTTATTGACTAAGCTCACTGGTTTGTCTGAGAATAAGTTGCGTAACGCAAGTGAGGCGGAGTTATCCGTTGTTAAGCGGAACATAACTCCATATTTAGAAGAAATTAATACTTTATTAAGGAATTTGAAATGAAAATACCTTTTTTACGTAGTCCATATAACTACGATAGAGATGCTGCTAGTAATGATAGCGGTTTACAGTGCCTTGATCCATCAATGGCACAACAGCAGTTTCGTGAGGAATGCGATATTAATACTATTATGGAAAGATTCGGTCGTACTGGCGAATTAATCGCTCCGATCCGAATGCCCCAATATGGGGATTTTGACGGGGTTAACGATTACCATTCTGCTATGAATGCAATCGTTGAAGCGCAAAGCGCGTTTGATCAATTACCGGCGAAGGTTCGTGCTAGATTTGGCAACGATCCTGCCGAGTTTTTAGATTTTGTTTATAACGAAGAGAATCGCGATGAAGCGATTCGTTTAGGCCTTGTAGAGCCTGTTATACAGCCGCAAGCGGCTGTTTCCGAGCCATCGGTAGATGGCTCAGCACAGTGATTTACTTGATGTAACTGTGCTAGGTGACACCATGTAGTATATACTGCCCTTTTTTAGGAGAATAAATATGATGAGTCCTTTACGTCGTAAGCCTGTAAATAAATATAAGTCAGCTAGTAAGTTTAAGAAACATGTTAAGCACACTAAGGCTGCAAATATGAAGTTAAACCCAATGCGTGGTGGTTGGCGTTTGTGATATGGCTTGTTTTAAGCCTCTAAAGGCTTATCAGTGTTTTGATAAATCTATCGTTTTTACAGAAGCGCGGAAGCATGACATTGTTAGGTCTTTAGAATTACCTTGTGGGCAGTGTGTTGGGTGTCGCCTTGAAAGATCACGTCAGTGGGCTATTAGATGTATGCATGAGGCTAGTCTTTATAAGGATAATTGTTTTATTACATTAACTTATGATGAAGAGAATTTGCCTGAAGATTATTCTTTGCATTATGATGATTTTCAGAGGTTTATGAAGCGTGTTCGTAAGAGGTATACAGGAAAGAAGATTCGTTTTTACATGGCCGGAGAATACGGCGAAAATTTTGGGAGGCCTCATTTTCATGCATGCATTTTTAATTTGGATTTTGAAGATAAGTATATTTGGCAAAAGACTGAGTCCGGTTCAAAAATATACCGTTCTAAAATTCTTGAAGAGTTGTGGCCTTTTGGGTACTCCAGTATCGGTGAAGTAAATTTTCAATCTGCTGCTTATGTTGCTCGTTATATTATGAAGAAAGTAACTGGTGATATGGCTGAACAGCATTATGAAGAAGTAAATTTTACTACTGGAGAGATTATTCAGCGTAAGCCTGAGTTTAATAAGATGTCTTTGAAACCGGGTATAGGTTATGGTTGGTATGAGAAGTATAAGGATGATGTTTATCCTCATGATTATGTCATTGTGAATGGTAAGAAGTGCAAACCTCCTAAGTTCTATGACAAGAAGTATGCTGATGACTATCCGTACGAATTTGATCAATTACAGTGGGATCGGGAGAAGTCTGCTAAAGCCCAAGTATTTGACAATACGCCGGAGCGGTTATTAGTTAAGGAAGAGGTACTTAAAGCTAAGTTATCTCGTTTAAAACGTAAGTTAGTATAATTATAAGGAGTTGTTATGATTCAAGTTATTGTTGCTATTAAAGATCGTGCCGCGGATGCTTTTATGCGTCCTTGGTTTGTACCTACAACTGCTATGGCTGTTAGGTCGTTTATGGATGAAGTTCAGCGCGAAGCTGCTGATAATCAATTATTTCATCATTCAGATGATTTTGATCTTTACGAAATAGGTAATTTCGATGATAGTACTGGTCGTATAGTAAGTCATGATGATATGAAGGTTCTTATGTTAGGCAAACAAGCTAAAGCATAAGGTTTTTAACAGGCCTGCCCGATTTTGATTTTTAAATCGGGTAGGAGAATAGGAGCTAAAATGCATCGTAATAAGTCAGTTAATTTGCACCAGTTTGCAATGATCCCTAAGGCCGATATTCCTCGGTCTACATTTAAGATTCAGAAAACTCATAAAACAACGTTTGATGCAGGATATTTAGTTCCTGTTTATGTGGATGAGGTTCTTCCCGGTGATACGTTCAATTTGAAGATGACAGCATTTGCTCGTCTTGCTACGCCGTTGTTTCCTATTATGGACAACATGCATATAGACTCATTTTTCTTTTTTGTTCCTAATCGTTTGGTTTGGACTAATTGGCAGAGATTTATGGGTGAACAGGATAATCCTACAGATTCGATTAGTTATGTTGTTCCTCAGCAAGTTTCCCCCGCAGGCGGCTATGCAGTAGGTTCTTTGCAGGACTACATGGGACTCCCTACCGTTGGTCAAGTTGGAGCCGGTAATACTGTTAGTCACTGCGCTTTTTTCACTCGTGCTTACAATCTTATTTGGAATGATTGGT